GCGACGAGGTTCCTATACCGACATTGCCGCCACTAATAGTCATTTGTTGACTATTGTTTGTAAAAAACTCTAAAGTTCCGTTTGATTGCTCTATTCTTTCGTGAGAATCGTCCCACTGTAAGGAATACCCTGCAGAAAGTTTTATGTGGCCGTTGCTTACGTCCATGCCTGAGCTATTGATGCGCATACGCTCTGTGCCACCATTAACAGCAAACTGCATAGCATCGATACTATGGTTATATTGAATAAAACCTGTATAAACATTTGTTCCAGTATTGCCATCAGCAAAATACAAGGTACTTGCACCAGTTGTAGAAGCATTTATGCTTACAGTGCCGTTTCCTGAAAAGCTATTTACAGAAAGCTGTCTATCAGGCGACGTAGTACCCAGACCTAACCGTGAAGTGTCCGCGTCCCAGTAGAACTTCTCAACCTGCGAAGAGTCTTCAAACGATACATCGCCGCCACGGACGTTAAAGGTACCGTCCGACTCCAGTTGCATAGCAACATCCTGGGGAGAGCCCCTAGTGCCCCAAAAGTTGCGGTCGTTAATGGGATCGTAGGAATAAACAACGTGACTGCTGAGGCCGTCTGACGTTTTAGTCTGGATGTTTATCCCGCCGTATGTTGACGTATCTTCTCCATATAAAGACTGGTACAACGTAGGCTTAAAACTGCCGGAGGTTTCCCATGCCATGCGCATACGAGAGCCGCTGTTGTCACTTTCGACAAACTCAAGCGCAGGTTGTGCTCCAGTAATGAATACGTCTTCCGTAGTACCGTCTACAGAAAGGACTGTGTTGATAGATCCTGTTACGTCGATGCCTGAAGCGCTTGTGGCTAAACGGGCGGTATTGTTGTTATATAAGGTAACAGCACCGTCTTTAACAGCACTTACCATATTTTTAGCTGAGTTTCCTGACGTTAATAAAACAGATGTGCCATCTGTATCAATATAAAGACTGCCAGTGCCAGCGTCTTTTATCCAACTTTCCGTGCCTGAGTGATAAATCTGTAGGTCGCCACTCGTACCAAAGACAGCCTTGTCGTTGTCTGCAAACAAGATGTCGTTGCCGTTAGACTCAAGATCACCACCAAGCTGTGGACTTGTGTCGTCTACTACATGAGCTAGTCCGCCCTGAGAAGCGTTTGTAAAGGAAAGAGTGCCTGAGCCATCAGTAGCCAGTACTTGACCGCTATTGCCGTCTGCTATTGGGTAAACAAGGCCATCAATAACTACACCGTCAAGAGAGTCAATTCTGCTTTCTGAAGCTGATATTCTAATATCTTCATTGAGAGTCGTTGCAACTCCTAGCACCACAGTCTTAGTTGAAAGATTTACAGTAAAGTTAACTACGTTACTATAACTACCGCCTTCCGGCTTCCTTTCAACTTTTATGTGGTCAGATACAGCAGGGCTGTCAAACGTATATATAAAGTTGGTTACACCAGCCGCATTGTCTTCAAATGTCTTGCTTTGAGAGTGATGGTAAATTTCAAGGTCAGCCCCAGTAGAATCGCCACGGCCAAACGATATCTTGTGGTTGTCAGCTATTTCCAAGTCGTTAGTAAATGTTCGACCTGTGTACTTAAACTTGTTGTCGTTTTGCTTGTCCATGATAAACAAGCCAGCTTGTCCCGGAGACAATTGAGCGATAGCCGTTGATTGAGCGCTGTTGTTGTAAACAAGAATATAAGGATAGCCAGAGGTAGTCGCTTCGTTGTTTTTGACGATAATTAAACGACCATCATTAATTTCTTGTGCGTCACCTGTTGGAGTGTTGTCTGGCAAAAATACAGCAAGACCGCCCGCAAGCGTGTGCGTTAGATCGTAGTGAGTTCTTCCAGCGGTTCCGCCAATGTTGTACGGGCTTGAAGTAATGGTCTCAACTACAGTATCGCCAAAGCCAAACTTAGCTATCCCAGTTGTTGCTTTAAGGTCAACATAAGAAGGGAGAAAACTGGTTGTTTCATCGTAAAGACGGATAAACTGGCGTCGTGAAGTAGAGCCATCGGGATCTGCTGTGAAATAAAAGCCTTTATCGACTGTTGGATAAATTACGTTATCAACACTTGGCATAATGCCCGTCAATAAATTAAATGGCCGAATGATCTTTATGCTTCGTCCGCTTACAGGTGCGGTGTTAAACGTAACGGTTGAGGTTGCGCCATCAACATTGTCTAAATCTGAAACTGTATAGTCAGTCGTTAGCGTATAGTTTGCGCCTGAACCGTCGTCCACATAAACAACAAGGTCACTTGCTACCTGAGCGTATGGCCCGGTGAATATTCTGGTACTTCCATCTACATTCGTATAGTACTTAGCTACGTCTTCGTCTGTGGTGAACGTACAGTTTTCTAGCTTGCCAGATGAAATTTGGTTGTTCTTGGTATCAGTAACATTTAAGAAAGTTTGTCGTGGACGATAAACGTACAAATGCTCACAATTAATAGAGTCAACGCTATCAAGATCAACAAGCGGACCAGTCATGTATGGTCCGTACATGAATGAACTAGTCATCCGTAAGTTTCGGATTTGTGCAGAAGCTGAACCGCTTCCATCTCCTTTGATAAAGGACCGGCCTCTAACGCCTACGTTTTCCTGATATACGTTATCAAATAGCAGTTGCTGTAATGTACCGCCATCGGCATAGAAACCGTGGTTATTACAGTTTTGTATTGCGCTGTTTTTTACTGATACGTTTACAAATGTGCCTTCATTCCAGCGAACGCCGTTACTAAAGGAATCGATAAGCGAGTTAGTAATATTCCATAGACCTGCAAAGTAGCCTGTGCCGCCAGTTATGCCGTCACCTGTGTTGTTTACCGGATCGTTTGCGGTTCCTACTGTGTCGCTAGGTCCGTATATAAAACACTGGTCCATAGTAAAGAACCAAGCATTCCTAATCTTTAAACCGCTTCCTCCAGTGTTGAACTGCTTAAAGCTACAACTACTAAACGATATTCCGGGGCAAGACTCAGACGTTACAATATACCCCGTATTATCGGCGATGAAAGTCATGCTCTCGCCGCGGAAGTTTCTAGCGTCCGTGTTTGAGAATGCGCCACCGGGCTCGACAATAAGTCCGCTACCGCTAGACGTAGACTCTAAGATCGAGCCATAAATTCGGGTAGGCTCTGTTTTGAGGAACTTGAGATCAGAAAGTCCTAGCTTTCCAGTCCCCAGAAATACAAAACGACCATCACGGTTGTTAGACGCAATGTTAATCGTCTTTTGAATGGTGATGACAACGTTGTCAGTACCAACCGGCGGCTCGCTACCTACATTAAATACTACTAATTTTTTCCCAATATCGACTGTAAATGCCGTTGACGTAACACCACCAACTGTTACTGAAACATTAGAAGAGTCTGGCACAACTGTGCCGTTGTAGGAAAACTCTCTGGTTGCTACTCCGCCAACGATACTGCCGCTATGTGTTGTGACGGTGCTACCTACAGGTGCTGAAGGAATATTTCCTGCGGTAAACGTAACAGTGCCACCAGTGTCAGAACCAACGCCTGATACTGTATAGTGAGTGTTAAGTGTTTGCTCTACGCCTTCGACTGTTACTGTTAAGTCTTCTTCATCTGCAATGTACCAGCCAAAATCAAAGTCATCTGTTGTTCCGTCACCAACATATACATTAGTGCCTTGGAAAGCAGTGTTATCAGTTTGGTCATGGTACAAGCGAAGCGTGGTGTACTTGTAATGACCAGCTGGGAAGAAGATAGTCTGGATTTCACGTGTAGACGCATGGTTGATTGCGTTCTGGATAGACGTGGTGTCATCGGTTGTACCGTCACCCGTAGCGCCAAAGTCAGTAACGTCAAGGTAAGTAGAGCTAGGCATGTCCTCAAACGCGGCAACGCCAGCGCCATTGGTCATCAATACCTGTCCGTCTGTGCCGTCTGTCGCTGCATAAGTTACAGCGCCTAGAGTTGCACCAGCAAAGGTAGGGCTATCAGTAGTAGCAACGCCTTGGTTCAGCGTCTTAACTGCTGTGATGTTAGTTAGCTCAGAGTCCATCAATGCGCCAGCAGCTGTAACGTTAGCAGTGTCGGTTACGTCTGCTGAGGCTTCTACTGTGTCTAACTTAGCACCGTCAACAGAAACATCACGACCGTCTACAGTGTTAAAGTTAACGTCTGACGTTGTGTTAACCACTTGGTTTAGCGTCTTAACTGCTGTGATGTTGGTTAGCTCACTGTCCATTACAGCACCAGCGGCTGTTACGTTAGCTGTGTCCGTTACGTCAGCGCCAGCTTCAATGCCGTCAAGCTTAGTACCGTCAACAGACACGTCCCGACCATCTATTGTTGCGTTAACTGGGACAGTAATATTGCCGTTAACAGAAACATTTCCTTCAAAACTAGGATTGTCTTTGTCCGCTTTCGTAGCGCTTGCTGTGGCAATATTGTTAAATTCTGTGTCAAACTCAGTGCCTCTAACAATTTTATTAGGATCTCCGGGATTTAACGTATCCTTAGAAGCGAAGTCTGTTGTTTTAGTATAGTTTGACATTTAAATTTCCTATAGCAGAAAAATAAAGAAAGGGGGCCATGAAGACCCCCCTGAGGTTTTAGGCGTCGTGGACAGCCAAGATCAGTCCTGCTTCTGGACGGTATACCTGAACACCATACAGAGTGTCAGCAGTGTACAGCGTTGAGAGATACTCTTGCTTGTACTGAGTCTGTGAACGTACAGACATCTGCTCTGCGTGAACGATAGCTTCTTTCTGCATCATAATGCAACCACGTACATTGGACTCAAGTGTTGGGCAGTTAGATGAAACGTAAACATCTACGCCATACAAGTTACCAATAAGGCCAGTGTTAACAGTCTGTCCTGACACAAAGTCAGAAGACGAGAACCGCTCAGTACCCATGATGGTGTTGCGTACTACAGGGGGAACGATAATGCAACGTCCGTCCATTGGTACATCAGCATCGTCGAGCAACTGAATAGCTTGACGGAAGCCAGCATCAGTGAAAACATCACCAGCAGCGACAGTTGAAGCAGCAAAGGCTGTCAGTGGAGTACCACCAGCAGAAGCAGCGTCAAAGTAGTAGCTGTTGCTGTTAACCCAGTCAGCACCAGAAGGAGCAGCAAGGTCAAGAGTACCGTTACCAAAACCAGTAGCAGCGTTCATAAGGTCAGTGTCGACCTTAAGTGCAAGGGCATAACCAGCGTCTTCTGTGTAGAACTGACGGAGGCTGTTAAGCGCCTGTACTTCTACAATGTCTTCAATCAGACGTGAGTACTCAAAGTGACGGTTAACGTCAATCAACAACTCAGTGTTAGAAGTCTGCTGAATAGTTACAGTAGTTGCTGCACCCTTTTCAGAAGCTGCTCCACGAGTAGGCTTAGGTACGTGAATACGGTCGCCTTTTTTGCCTGACATAGGAAGCTTCTTGACAAGAGGAGCCATCTTCAGGTTCTTTTGGTACGCGGCAATGATTTCATCACTCCAGATTTCTGGAATAAAAACAGCAGCGTTTGCTTTAGTAACTGTGTTACCGGTAGTTGGGACTAATTCAGCCATGATAATCTCCTAGATTATTTTACACGACCCTCCGCATACGCTGCCATGATCTCATCGGCTAATGCTGTATAACGGTCGGGGTCAGTTCTCATAAGTTTAATAATATCGGCCCGACGATATATCTTCTTCCTAGTCGTTTCGTTACTGCCTCGTGCATTACCTGTGTTTGCAGACTTAAGTTGTTGCTTACGTGCCTGTTTTTCAACAACGGCGGTTTGCTGAGTAACTGCCCTACGCTCTTTCCAGAGTGTAAAAAGTTCATCAGCTGCGTCAGCATCATACTGTTGGTCAGCAGCTACAAACAATTGAGTCCTAATCTTTGAAGCTTTAATCCATTCTGCAAACTTGGCATCACCAAGAATCTCTTGCATATCTGGATGTTTTGTATTAAGAGTAGCCAACGCAGCTTGTTGCTTATACTGTACTGTATACTCTTCTGCTTCTCTAATCTTAGGATGATTCTCAATTGCACGATTAACAGCACCTTGTGGATCAGTGAAGTAATCTATATCCTCTTCAGGCTCAACGGTTTGTTGAGGTGCTTGTGTCGTAATACTTTGACTAATGTAGTCATCTACGACTTTACGAAGTTCTCCTACCTCACCGGACTGACGACCTAAAAGCTTTTCAGCTTCTTGGTGCATCTGTACAATTTCTTCCATCGACTTACCTTGGTACTTCTCTGGAATGGTAGACTGCTCTTGAGGTTGTTCAGTTACTTCTTCTTCAAACTGAGTCTCATTTACTTCTTCGTTTATATTATCCACATTTTCCATTTCTGGTTGTGGGTCAACTAATGTTGCTCTTGACATTATTAAGCTCCGTGATTATAATCATTATGGAGTTATCATTTACTACCTGCTTTTTCGTGTTCCCTAGTCCATTTAATATGTGCTCCGGGGAATGAACCATCGGAGCCGTTAAGGTGGAAAGACGGGGCAGATACCATTCTTGTAGCGTTAGCACCACAACCGCACCTACTGGTTGTAGTACCTGACGTTACAAATTCTTCAAAGACGTGACCGTTAGTGCAACGGAAGTCGTATATTTTATACATCTACAGGGCCTTCTTCTTCGGCCTCAGCTTGATCTCTGGCAGCTTCTATAGTACCCTGTAAATTAATTATAGTAGCAAAAGCAGCTACTTGGCCTTTACGATAATGTAAATCTTCTACGTCTTTTACACTTTGTATATCAGCCAGTTGTTGTGCGTTAGCAGAAAGCTCTTGGATGAGTTGTTTGAAACCTTCGTGATTGAAGAGTTCGTTGTAGTTGTTAAAATAAGTTTCAAGCTCAGTTGTCATTAGTTTCTCTAAAGTTGTTAACTATAGTTTAATTATATCATACTTTTTAAGGAATGTCAAGCTTTTCTAGTGGTTTTCCTGCGTTTACCAGAAGCTGTGACTGCGTGTTTTATAGCCTTTGGTCCTGTTTTACGTGTAGCAGAGGACTTCTTTTCTGCTGCTGTCATCTTGGCCGCTACAGCCTTGGGTCTACAGGAAGGGTACGGGCGTTTCTTCTTTTCCTTACCACTACGCCCACACTTCTTACCCGTCTTAACGTCCACCCATTCTTCATCAAACCATTTGGTTAGACCTTTTTTGGGACGTTTAGCACCTCCTGTAGAAACCTTTCTAGGCATAAGTACCTCCACGTTTCTTGTACTCACGAGTTAACCATGCAGAAGCATAAGCAGAAGGCCATACATCAAACTTACGTTTAGCCTCTGCTTTTACCCTAGAGTACAATGCTTTGTTCTTAGGGGTAGGCCCTGATTTTTTCTTAGGTTTTGCTTTAGGCATTATTTACCTCGTCTACTTCCTGTGCCTCTACTACGCTTTACAGGCATGGCTTTCTTTTTCTTTTTGGCCGGTGGTCGCCCAACTTTATTTCCGTATGTTCCTGTTCCGTATGGCATAACTATCTCCTTACCATTTTTTACATGACCAGTATCTAGCTGTTAGCTTACTGGGTGGACTGGTGTCGCACTTGTGACGCGCTCTGAAGGACTTACGGCGTTCAGGTTGGTCCTTCTTAATACTCATGTTTTGATCGCCAAAACGTATGGTTTTGACTGTGTCACCTTCCTTGGCAACAACTACAAACTTTTTAGTTTTGTGACTAGGCGTCCGCTTTGGCTTGTTGTACCCGCTTACTCCTGCTCGTGCTAGTCTTGGGTCTGCTTTCTTTGGCATTAGATAATTCCTCCACCTTGGTTTCCAGTTGGTTCAGTTGGTCCTCTAGGACTTTGAGGCGCTGGAACGTCCCTTTGAAGTGGTCGTTGACTTGGTCTAGCAGAGACTGCATTTCTTGTTGCGTTATTAACATTCTTTTTACCTTCTATTTGCTTTTCTTTAAGGAGAGTATCGGCCACTTTCATACGGCGTTCAAACTCTTTATCTTCAGCGTCACCTTCTTTAAGGTTTCGAGTAATAGCATTGATCTTATCAATTTCTAGTTCTTGAGGCACAACAGCAGCCTCCGCAGCCAACTTAGCAGCCCGTGCTTGTGACTCTTGAGCCTGAGCAGACAGTGCTTGAGTCTGTGATTGCTGGAACTGCATCTGCAACTGCTGTGCTTGTTGTTGCATCTGTTGTGCTTGTGGGTTAGGCTGTGAAGCTTGAGCAAGAGCCGTAAGTAATTCTTCACGGTTAGACAAATTCATATTGTCAATAACAGATTGAATCAATGTGTTATACAGCGGTGAATCTTTACCCATCGTCTGTAACAGCTGTACTAACTGAGTAACTTCGTACTCTCTTGCAATAATACCCAAAGTACTACTAGCGTTAAATTTATAATCAGCAACAGGGTAATTTTCGGGGTCAAATTGCATGTACCTATAAGCTGCTTTCTTAACAAAAGGAATCAAGAAAGATTGTTGGAAGTTAATTAGTGTGCGTTTATGACGTTTAATAACAGCGCCAAGAGACATACTAATACCAGCGGCAGTAGACTCGCCGTTAACCTGACCTGCAATTCCTGCTGAGTCAACGGCACCTGTTGCTTGCTGTACCATTTGCTGCAAGGCTCCTGCCTGAGCAAAAGTAATCTGATTAACCTGCCCAAAGTTGAAAGGCTGAAGTACTTCACGAGGGTCTCCGTTAGTTAGGATCATCTTGCCGGGACGTACTTCAGGTTTAGAACCCCTTGGTAATCTTGTCGCGTCAATTGCCATCATTGGGTGGATAGTCAGACTTAGTGCGTCAATACGGGCACGTAACTCAGTGTCAAGTGCCTTTTGACTGTTATAACCTTTTTCACATACACCACGTCCCCAGAAGCGTCCGGGTACTACGTCCCAAGGAAATGCTACTACAGGTCGGTCTTGCATCATGTACGGATTAGCTTCTGCCTTCAATAGTATACCGCCGTTAGCGATCACTACAATGGCTTCTACGTACTTTGATTCAGACCCTTCCTCTTTTACCAGTTCTTCCTCATCGTCGCTCATAGACGCATCTAGAAGCTCTCGTGGCACTAAACCATAGTATTTAGTCAGTCTAACCTTGTCGTCATTATAAATAGTAAGGTCTTGGTCAGGCTCTAGATCTGTGTCAGGAGCGGCGTTACCAACATATACGTCACGATAAACCCCTTGTTCTTGAAGAAGTTCTACTTGGTGGCTGCTTACAAACTCATCAACAGCCACACCCATAGCGTCTTCAATAGATGTTGCTACAGGGTCTATTAGGAAGTTCTGAGGCAGTACAGGTTTAAGCTTTACAGCCACACGTTCAGTAATGTTTACGCCAACTGCTTGTAACTCACCTCCCATTATAGGCTGAGTAGCAGGAGCCATGTCCTTCATCTCTTCAATAATGATTTCACCAATGCCTGTACCAAAGACTGCTGAGTTAATCAAGCACTCTGCAACAGCCTTACGTACCATACAGTTTTCAAAGTCTTCCGTAAGCTTGTTACGCAGAAACTGTACGTCTTGTGGCTCAGTGTCACCCATGTTATCACTAACATCAAACCACTTACCACGACCAAATGTAGCTTCTTCTAACTCAGCAACATTAGACTCAACTGCCTGTTGTAGTGCAGGAGAAATAATACGGGAACGCTCAGACCCACGCTGACTGTCAGAAGGATCCCATTGACCACGCCATAATCTATAATATTCTTCAAATCTCTGTTCATAATTGCTTTCGTAGTTATCCCTCCAATCTTCACATTTAGTAATTACCCAATCCTCTAGAGACTCTTGGATCATCAATGGGTCTTGTTCATATAGTTCAGTCATATCAGTATCCCGCTACAATATCTAAAATTTCAGGCTCGTCAAAATCTAAGTCCCCTATACCGTAAGGGACATTAGCTAGTTGATCTATGTACGCAAGCGAGTCAACTAAATCGTCATGCGTCAATGGATCAGGAAACTGAAACAGTTGGTCAAGAAATCTACTGTTCCATTCGCCTTTGTTTAGAGTAATGGTGTTGTTTTCGAATCTACCCTGTAAACTCCACATTACCCTGTCTGTTTTCTTTTTGTTACCGTGTGTTAGTTCTTCAATTCTAAAGTACTGTGCATACTTTTTTTGTAGGTCCATAAGGGGTGACATAACTGCCTGTTTAGCAATTCCCCTTTCGATGCCAACAGAAATAGGACTGTAATCGCGCACAGCTTGGAAGATCTTGACAGCTGTTTCATCTAATGTCCAACGCCCATATATAATGTTATCTACAAACCAATTACCGTCGTCTCCTACTTTTACTATAGATATAGCAGTTTCGTCAAGCTTGGTGTTCTTTGTTCGCTTCTTGCCTACCTCTTCAAAGCCAGCCAAGTCGATTGCAATGTAGTAGTCACCTTGGTCCGGCTCTTCTCCAAAGCTAACCCAGTCTTCTTTAAACATCTCCGAACCACGGGCTTCAAACGACGCCATAAATTCTTGACGAAACGCATAAGAAGACATAGAGCGTTTTGCAATGTCGATTTCACTTGGGTCCAACAAAGGGTTATCGTATGAAGTAAAGTGCCATGCTTTGTAAGTCGGATCATCGTCTAGCTCTGCGTATTTGTATAGTTCATAGAAGTGGTTTCTTCCCATTGGTGTCCCAATGAACATCGCACTTCCCTTTTGGTCAGCCAGTGCAGGTCTCAAGATCTGCTCAAACACCTCTGGCTTCATGTCAGCATACTCGTCCATTACCAAGAACTTAAGGCTGACACCCCGCATTGTCTCTGGTCTGTCGGCACCTTTGAGGCTAATGGTAGCGCCGTTGACCAGCTTGATTTGCAAATTATTAATATGGCTACCAGAGATAACAGGGTGCCCCAATTCCATAAGGGTTTGCCACATGATGTCTCTGGCTTGTCCCTGAGTAGGTGCGACGTAAAATACATGGCCCTTGCCTGCTTGAAGTGCGATTACTATTAACAACCAAGCAGCGAGTCTGGACTTACCAGTACGTCGTCCTGCCGCAACAATTTTAAATCGTGTTTCGTCTGCCCAGACATCTTGTTGCCAAGGCAGTAGTTCAATATCAAGATCCATTAAAGCTTACAAGCACAGCTGGTTTTTCTATTAGTGTGAAAGTAACCGCCGCTTCTACGTTACCTGCTGCCGATGTTTTTGCTTTTACAGTTTCTTTTTCGTGTAGTGCAAAAATACCTAAGCTTGACTGACCGCCTAGTGTTTCTCTTGCTCCTCCACCGACGTTAGTCCCATCAAAAATGTACACTTGCGGTTCTAAGTGTGAAATTGTTATTTCGTCTCCAGTTACCGTACCTGCTGCTAGCGTTACTGTTTTTGTAGTAAGATTAACACTATATTGACTTGGGTTATCGAGAACAACCGTATTTTTTCTTACTTCAAGGTAAACGTCTGAAGCAGGACTAGTAAAACTGTAGGTAATGTTTGTAGTATTGGGGCTTGGAATAGTAGACTCACTTGCTTTTACTTTATCCCAATACAAGTCTACTGAGTTAGTAGAACTACTATGGTTAGCCACAAAAATATAATTAATACTACATATATAGCCGTCAGGAACAGCAAGTAACTCATGTAGGTCTGTGTTTGTTATTGTAAGATGCTGAGTATATATCATCAGTAAGTCCACATAACAGGAGTAGTGCCACGAGTGTCTACATGAATAAAGTCAGGAGAAACGCCTACGCCTGTGAAACCAAGTTTAAGGGCAAAGTTGACAAGCTTAAGGCGATCAGCGGCATTTGTTATTCTTATGTCTGCCGCGATCCCTTGGGCATGAGTTCCGGGAACCTCTTTCTTACGCTCTATTGAATGCAGTGTCGGGTGTCTGTATCCGCTAGTAATGAAGAAAGGAAATCCGCAGTATGCCCTTAACATGTCTAACTTCTCTAGGAACTCTAGTTCCATATTATTAGTGCCTGATTCTTGACAATCGAATTCTTCTCTGGTGAAATGCTTAAGAGTCATCTTCTACTATTTCTCCTTCGATTATACTAGGTGCCGTAACTTCAGCAGTACCTACGCCACTAATGTTGATCTGTATGGCACTTCTACCACCGTCTTTTACTACTTCTTTTTCAAAAGCACCTACAGGTAATATACGATCCATCACAAGTTTCCAAGCAGCAGCCTGATTCTTATGGTCATGGTCCAAAGCAGCATCAAAAATAGTCTCTAAGACTTTACGTGACTTAGGACTGGCCAACATTCTAGCTTTGTACTCATTGATTATCGCTGCGTCACCCTTGGGTCGGCCCACTACACCCTTATTTCCGGGCTTTACGGCAGCAACTTCTGACTTCCGGGGTCTACCACGACCTCTTTTTTTAAC